GTACCGGAGACCTGGATGCGAAACGAGCCGTTGTAGACGCCTGGCTGCACCAGAATCGTGTCCCCTGGCTTGGCCGGGGAGTCTGGCGCCAACATCACCCTGAGCTCCGCAGCCGTGCCAACCGGGAAGATATTGCCGTCCTCTCCTGGAATCGGCGGAGGCGGAGGCGGATCGTCGGGCGGAGGAGGCGGTGGCGGCTCGGATGTCGGCTCAACGCGAACCTTGCCGAAGTCCGCAATCTCAATCACGGCCACGGTCGCCGACTCTGGAGCTACGAACTCCGATCCGTCGTCGAACCGGATCACGTCGCCCGGGCTCAGAAGCGTCTGGATCTCGACCGCATCGGTTGACGGCGGTGGAGGCGGAGGCGGCGCCACCTGGGCCACGACCACCACAAGCTGATCCAATGCCGTCCCGACCGCCGCTCCAATCGTCGCGGAGCCCTCGGCTGCTGGCGCCGTCCACTCGCCCGATTGCGAGATCTGGCCCACGTCGGCGGACCACGCTGCCGGACCGGTCGCCTCGGCATAGAACCGAACCGTCTCGCCCGGCGCTACCATGAGCGACTTGGCAAACAGTGAAATTGCAAATAAGTGCAGTAGAATGAGTCTCATGTCTATTCGTCGTCTCCTGCTATAACCCAAATGTGGCGACAATTGAATCCGCCGCCCGCCGTCATGATCGGCCTCAGCTTCGATGGCTTCGCGTTGAGTCGGTTGATCTGCTTCTCAGTCCTGGGCTTGTTGTTGGCGAGAGTCCGCCGGCAGAACGGGCGGTTGAGTTTGTCTCGAGGGCCGGCGTAGACTAACTTCAGCGGCCCGACGTCCTGTTGCTCCTCGATCAGCCTGTAGGCCTGCCTGTGGAGCGTCCTGTAGTGCGCTGTGAGCGTCGTGGTCGACAGCGCCTCTACTCGGCCCCAGGAAGAGCCGAACTGCTCCGCCAGGATGCCCGTGAGCTCTCGCTGGCCCACTGCGCCGAACGACACCATCGTCTGGCTGGCTGACTCGGTAGCGATTATCCCGACTTCGTTCTCTAGAGCCTTGATCGACGTCAGCTTCTTGGACGAGAACAGCCTGGCGTCCTCTTTCCTCCACCTCGGCGGCTCGAGCGGCGTCTTCAGCCTCTTGTTGATCTCTGCAAACGTATCGTCGAAGAACTTGAGTTGGGTGTCCTTGATGGCGAGATCAGAGCCCGGCGCCGCCATGACGCCAGCGAAGCCCTCTATCTCCTCTCGGTAGCCGAGACCGTCGAGGATTTCGATGAAGATGCTGTCGGCCCGCCGCAGAATCCGCTGCGTTGCCGGCGATTGCGTAATCTGCCCGTCTACTATTAGCCCTTGGGCGCTCGCAAGGTTCCTGATCTCGATCGCCGTCTTGGCCGAGGCCTTGAGGGCCATCTTCTCGAGATTGACGCGGAGTTTCGCCGCCCGCAAGTCTACCCATCCGTCATGGGCCTCCAGTAACTCGAAGAATCTGTCTGTTTGTGGCATGGCAGGGCCGCCGGTTCGGGGGAGCAGCAGGCCGCCCGCTTGCCGGGATGGTCATCCCCTTTGGCTTTCGCCTGACTGACCGGATCAGGTTGCTCGGTCGGACACCGAACCGACGACCCTACACGCATCGGGAGGCTCAGTGAGAAGCCCCCCGAAGACTTAAACCTTGACGTCAAAGAAGATCTCAGGCCTTTGTCCTTGGTTCGGCTTCAGGCCGGATGTCAGCAACGTGTCGAGGTTGTAGGTTTGCGTCGCAATCGGAATCGGTGTCGAGTTCTGCAGGTACATGCTCGTCAGAGCCAGCCCTGCATACACGTTCCATCCAGTCGGCGTCTTCCAGGTGATGACCCTCTCTCCAAACGTGCCTGTCGTCGGAGGGGTCGGATTCAAGTTCGCAATCGAGACCGTGATTCTACCGTCACCGCCGCCGCCGGCGGCCACCGTCACCGCGAATGCGTCTGTCGGGGCTGACTCTCCGTTGCCGCGATGATCGTGCGTCGTCACATAGTTGGCATCGGTGTAGGTGACCGCAACGTAGTACGATGCAGCCGCCAAACTACCCGATCCATTGGACGGAGTCGCGTCGGACGCTGCGAAAGAGCCGGAGTTCGCTACCCGTAGCGCTCCCGGCCTCGCCAGCGGGCTAATCACCCCCGGGAGGCCTAGTTGCTTGAGAACCCGCCAGCGCTCTGACGCTCTGCTTTCCCAGTCCAGCTTGGCGTCCGTGATTCTCGTGTCATTGAAGCGAAACTCGGCTGTTGCGTACATGCCCTCGATGACTCGGGACACAGCCCAATCGTGCAGCGCCGAGCCTCGCTCTTGGCGCCTCGGATCGTCTACAACCAGTTGCTCGATGTAAATCGGCGGCTTACCTCTCGACACGCCCGTATTGAGCAACGCCGCCATGTGGTTCGGCGGGATGTCGCCAGACCCATACCCAAACCCCGTTGACTTGCCTTCGATCTCGTGGGTGAGATTGCCGAGCACGCGGCGGATCACCTCGTCAGGATCGAGCACCTTGTTATCGTCAGCTTCCCTCAAGACGTGCGCCGAGAACGCCGCGATGTCCTCTTCCAAGACGAATGTTTTGTCGATCCAGAGCATGATGTGATTAAGGGGGAGGCGCTAACCTCCCCCTTGTCTCCTAGGCTTGAACGGTCCCTAGACCACGACCGCTCGGACGAGTGCGTCCGTGCCCTGGACGAGGTGGATACGGACCTTTCCGTTGGTGTTTCCCCAGCCAAGCGGGAACAGCGACCGCTTGTGGAACTTGTGAACGTGATCGGCGCCGCCAACCACGGGAGCCTTACCCCAGGCCACGGCCACCGGAATCGGGGTCGTGAAGTCTGCGGCCTCGACCACTTCGATCAACAGGCAGTAGTCCGTTGTCGTTGCGATCGCTCGGACTCTGACCTCTACGACTATGTCGTCATCGTAGGCGTTGCCCGAAATGTCGAGCGGCGAAGCTGTGACGTCAGTCGCGTCCATGGACGTCTCGGCTTGGATTTCAACTTGTGCCATTGTCTTCTCCTGTGTTTCGCTGCCCTTAGCCGGCGGCGTCTGCTTCTTTCTTCGGCTCAGCAGGGGGTTCGGCCCTGCCCTCTCCCGCTACATCCGAGAGCATGCGACCGATGGACCCGAGGTTGGAAATTCGTCGCATCTCCGCCTCGTGCATCGCTTCCGCCTGCTCGGCTTGGTCGGCTTTCGCCTTCTTTACCTCAGCCGGGGTTGCCATCCTGTGGTCCCCGTGAGCCAGCATGTCAGCGGCTACGTTTTGGGTAGTCTCGCAAGCCAGTCCGATGACCGGCCTGACCTGTTTCACCAAATCGTAGTCTCCTAGCCTGATGATCCAGACATCCTTGGCACCGAACTCCTCCCTGAGAACTCTCAGGTTGTGGGCTCTCTTCTGTCTCACGCTTCGAGAGATCCCGCCCGGCTGTAGCTGCTGACTAACGCTTTGCTCCTTCGAACTGTCAAAAAGCTGTTTCTTCGACACTGTGTTTTTTGCTCCCTTGAAACAAGGGGCCGCTATCGACCCCCAGTCTGTCGTGTGATGCTTGCGCCTACGTCAGGACACGCAGCCCGAAAGCGGCCCGAACCGTTGCGACGCCGTACAGCACGTCCACCGTCCACTGCTGTTTCATGGTGGCGTGATTGTAGCTGGTCATGATCCGCATGCCGTAGCCGTCTTCCTCGGCGTACACGGCAACGGCGCCAGTGCCCGGGTCGGGAGCCGGCAGCCGGCGCATCGCCAGGGTCATCGCACCCGGCGCAAACGCCAGGTTATGAGTCGACGCAGGGCCGGAGCCCGTCACCGGGACAAGCTGCGACCGAAGGACGTTGAAGCCCTTCAGTTGGCCGAGCCGGCCCGTCACGATCGCGGTGCCGCTGTTGATGGCGTCCACTTCGGAGAAGCGGGCGATTTGACGCAGTACCGAGTACGGCGTCGAGGCGCATGCCAGCCACAGCGGAGACGAGGACGGAACCTTGTTGTCGAACAGCGTGCGCTCGGCCTGGTCGATCAAGCCCTCGGTCGGGTTGACGCCAGCGGTACCGATGCTCGCGAAGTTCGGGTACAGGTTGTAAATGTCGGTCTCGATCGCCTCCGCAATCGCGATCATTGCCGGCTCGAGCAGCAGGTCGACAGCGTCGATCCCGCCGTTGATGATCCGAGCCATGTCGGTCACCGCGAATGGCACGACCTTGTGCTTGCTCAGCACGACCTGAGCGAAGTCCGGCGTAGGCGCCTGATCGGTGTAGGTCGCTCCCTCGCCGACCTCTTCGACCGTCAGTGTCGGAGGGATCGGAACCTGGACGGTATCGCCCTCGCTCGAGATCTGCGGCTCGAAGTTCCGCCCGATGATCTGACCCATGAAGATAGCGCTACGAAGCGAAGGGATCGCCCGCGAGCTCAACACGGTCAGGAATTGCTGCAGTTGTGCAGTTGTGTAGTCTGCCATTTGTCTCTCCTAAACCTCTCCGAAACGCGGCGCTAACTGGTTTCCTGCGCCAATTGAGCGAGGCCTTTCGCTGCTTCCTCTTTGGTCATATTGGGGTGGAATTTCACCTTGCCCCCACCGCCAGAGTTTCTGCCCGAATCCGACCCCCCGCTACTCGGCGCCTTGACGAGCACGGCGCCATCTCCTGTCAGCCAGTCCGACACGTACCCCTTGAGGGCTCTGTCCTCGTCGCCAACAACTAGTTCGCTGTCCGGGTTGTCCGGATCTGCCCTGCGAACGTCTTGAAACAACGCCTTGTAGGCTAGCGTATCGCCTTTCTCGACCAGTGTCACCTTGTTCTCGCCAACCGCCTCGGCGATGGCTTGCCGAACTTGGTTCTCGCGGTCCGACTTCTCGGCCTTGGCTGCGTCGCTCTTGCGGGCGGAGTTAAGTTCCTTGAGCTCCTGCTCGAGCCTGTCGTTGCGCTTTTTCTCTTTGCGCATCGACTCCCGCAAGGCTCGCGTCCCTTCGTCGTCGCCCCCTTCCTTTTTCCTGCCGTCAGGGAAGAGCTTTTTCTGGTCACCGTCGTCGGTGTTGTCATCGGTATCGTCGTCCGGGTCCTTTTTCAACGCCTTGACGATCGATCCGACCGACTCGGTCAGGCCATCTAGGCCCTTGAGTTTCGCCGTGATCGGGCTTACAGCCGCACTCAGCTTCTCGTCCACGAGCTTGCCGACGTCAGCTAGTGTCAACGGCGGCGTCTCGTTGCCGCCACCCCCCCCGCCCCCGTCGTCGTCCTTGTCGTACAAGCGGCTGCTCCGAAGCATGTACTGTCCAATTCTCACCTGATCCTCCGTTTTTTCTTGACTGCCTGCTGATCTGTGCTATAATTAAGAAGATGGCCCCGCAATCTCTACGGGGTCGCCATGAACGATTGTATCAGAGCCCAGAGAGATGGTAACCCGTGCAAGAACTAGCCAGTCACATCAAAACCGCAGTCACGTCCTTGCGCTCTGCGTCACATCACGCCAACAAGCTAGACATGGATGGTGCCGCTAAACGCCTCGACAACGATGCTGCCCGGTGGGGAGAATGGCTCTCACGCTTCATGCTGAAAAATGGCTTGTTCCCGAACTGTACGGTGTGTAATCTGCCAGTCAACACGCTCGGTCGAAAGCGCCCTAACCGCATAACCATGCACAAGAACTGTCGCGAGGCGGCCAAAAAACGACGTTGGAGAAAAAAGTCCGGCAGAAACTAAAACGGAACGTCGTCGTCCGCCAGTCCTCTAGTCCCGGGATCGTCGCTATCTTGCGGCTGCGGCCTACCGCCTTTGCCTTCGCCCTTCGGGAGTAGCTGTAGGTCGGTCGCCACCACCTCGGTACGATACCGCTTGTTGCCGTTCTGGTCTTCCCAAGACCGCGTCCGCAAGCGACCCACGACCAGCACGCAGCGGCCTTTCTTCAAGTACTCGACGACGTTCTCGGATCGCCAGTACACGATGTCGTGCCAGTCGGTCTCCTCTTGCTTTTGGCCTTGGTCGTCCTTCCACTTGCGGGTTGTCGCCATGGAGAAGTTCGCCACGGAGACCCCGCCTGGAGTTTGTCGCTGTTCTGCGTCCTTGCCGAGGTAGCCCAGCAAGAACACCTTGTTGCATGACGCCATTTACGAGACGCTCCTAGCATACGCCATTGCAGACTCGCGGGCATCCTCGAAAGTCTTGATCGGCCTCCGGCCATGCTGTCTTGGCATCGTCATGTCGTCACCGAAGTCCTCTTCGAAGACCATGTCGCCGCCACCAAACGAGGCTATCGCACGATGCGACCAGCCCGCCCACCGCCCAGTATTAGGGCAGAATCCGCTACACGCGACAGTGCCGCCATCATGGCCCGGTTGAAGTTGCACTATTCCGCCATCGCTGTACTCGTGGAGGAACTCCGCCACATGCGGATCGCCAAGGTACAGCCCGGAAGTCTTGTCGTAGCCTTTCTCTATCGTGAATTCGAACGTGCGACCCTCTACGGGCGCTCCGAAGTCCCGATACAGCACCGTCCGGATCTCGTACCAATGACGGTCTTCAACCGCGATGACCTTCGTCCAGAGATCCTGGTCAATCGGACCGTAGTCCACTTTCTCCCAGCCGCTCAGGCGGCGAGTGAAGGCAACAAGTGCGGCCATGAATGCCGCGAAGAACTGAAATCGACTCATCGCTAGTGCTCCCTGAACGCTGCGCAAGTGCACGGCGTCCCTACGCTTGTCTTTCCTCTCGCTCTCCAGATCTTGACCTTGCAGCCCGGGCGGTGATCGTTGCGGCAGTGTCGGCAGTTGCGGCAGAGCGTATACGGGTCAGGCTCCGGGAACAGCTTGTTGAACCACCGCCGTAGCCCGTCTATTAGTTTCCCTGTCACCGCTTCAGCACCCACGCCAGCCAGCCAGCGGCTCCGCAGAGCAGACAGAACGCGACCAGATCCCCTACTGCATCGCTCACGGTACCGTCCAACCCTCAGACCAGGTCAAATCGCCATCACCTTGGATACAGTAGGCCGTAGTGCACGCCAGCCAACTGCCGCCGAGTTCGCTCTCCATCACCGTGCAACAGTTGCAGTTGTCGCCGGCTGATACCTGCCCCTCTGGGCACTGGTGGCCGCCGTCCCAGATCTCGCCGTCCTGGATCGTCTCGTCATAGACGGGCAGTACGGTCTCAGCGCTAGCCTTTTTGGCTGGCGCCGGACATGGCTCGACAATGATCTTGTGGGTCAGGCAGCCTTGCATGACCAGAAAGAACACTATCAGCATGGCGACCCAGCCGACCCAGAACGCAGCCCGCCCTAGCGGATACACGAAGTCCGCATGAACCTTCGCCCAGTAGATTTGCTCTCTGACCCACCGCATGTCACCACCCGCCTCGCTTCTCTTCCTCGATTAGCTCAACCGCTTGCTCAGGCCACACCAGGGCCACGATTGCATAGAGCAGCCAGATCAGACTTGAAACCACACACCCTGCCGACAGCCTCACACGGTCAGCCAATCCAATCATGATGCTCAATTGTAACACAAACGGGGGTCCGGACCCGTATAGCTACAGCGCCCGAACCCCCTTCCTTGGTGTGGTTTGCCTTACGGATTCGTCCCGCCGGATGGGAACGCCGCGTCCAGCGTCTCCGCCGGATCAACGTCGATGCGGTTGAGCGAATCCAGGATGTCGAGAAGGTTCTGTACCGTCAGGTTCTTGGCGAAGCCGCTGGCGCCCGTGCCGGGGGTGACCAGCGAAATCGTTCCGCCGCTGGTGTACGCCCCGTTCCCAACCGACCCGAGCAGGATGAAGTCGTCGGCGTCAACAACCTCGATCGCCCAGATACCGTCAGCGTCCGTGTTGCCTCCAACGCTGTCGATTTGGACGATGTCACCGCTTGATAGGCCGTGGGTCGTCGCCGTGATTACGATCGGTGTTGCATTCGAAGCAGCCTCGACTGCGTCCGTTGCGCCGAATGTCCCGTTCGGCTCGAGCAGCGCACGAATCGCCGCACTTGTGAGAGGTGAAGCCATGTTATTCTCCTGTGTCTTCCCGTGCAGCCCTTTCGCTGCCCTTTTTGAACAATAGTAGCAGGGGCGGGGGCCTTCAGCAGTGAGCGCAGCCCCACGGTCACGTCGCCAACGTCTCACGCCGGTTCGCCCAGTTCGGCGACTCCAGACTGCCATTCCGGGAGCCTTATCCACCTCAAGGATGACCTCGGCTCCGGGTGTGAGGTGTTATGCGAGCTTTGCGCTGCTCTCCCTCACCGGCCCGGCGCTAGCCTCACACTTCCCAGCCCGCTTCCGGGCCTCCCCATCTTGGTCCGGGTGGAGAGATTCGAACTCCCGACCCCCTGGTCCCAAACCAGGTGCGCTACCACTGCGCCACGCCCGGAAAACTGGAGCGTCCTGGGAGATTCGAACTCCCACCCCTTGGTTGGAAGCCAAGAGTGCTGCCGTTGACACCAAGGACGCAAAACTGGAGCCGGCGAGAGGACTCGAACCCCCAACCTCCTGATTACAAAACAAGAGCTCTACCAATTGAGCTACACCGGCTTGGAGGAGGGTGCAGGGATCGAACCCACGAACGGCTCTTCACCGCATCAACTGTTTTCGAAACAGCAGCCTTACCAGACTCGGCCAACCCTCCTGGAACTGTTTGGAGGAGGGAGCAGGATTCGAACCCGCAAGAGCCTGACTAGACTCTGCTACGCCTTAGCAGGGCGACGCCTTACCGTTCGGCCACCCCTCCCCGATTGTAGATGATGATGTCATGGTTGACTCCGCCAAAACTGGTGGACCGTGTAGGATTTGAACCTACGACATCCGCGTTGCAAACGCGGCGCTCTGCCAGCCTGAGCTAACGGCCCTAAGCCTCTTCGTCTCCGTCGTCGTCCTCGCCGCCAGCCGCCGCAGCAAGCTGCTCAGCACGGAGCTTCTCTTTGCGCTCCGCCTCTTCCTTGCTGCTTGGAGCGTCCTCGAGTTCCTTGATGGCGCCTTCCTTCACCTCACGCTGGGCGTCGGCAAGAGCGCTCTGCAGCCAGACCTTCCGAAGGTACTGGATCGCTGTCGGCGTCACCGTCTCAAGACCGAGCAGCCTCGCATCTTGGAGATTCGTGCTAGCCATCCGGGCGGCTTCGTCCGGAGTGAAGTGCAGGCCGCGAATGTCGACGAGCTCGATCTCTCGCCCACCAGCTTTCGCAGCTGCGTTGACCGTCTCGATCAGGAACTTTTTGACCTGGTCGCCCATCCCCTCCAGGATGCTCATCGTCAGGCGGAAATCCATCTCTTTCGACACGCCTGACTGATTCATCGACGTCGTGCCGGCGTCGCGGGCCAGCGGCAATAAGTGAGCCGCCCTCAGTACGGCGTCCTTTTTGGCTGCCACTCGCCGCTCGCCGTCCGCCAGAATCGCCACCTCTTGCTGGAGGTAGCCCACTTCGTCCTCAGGCTCTAGGAGCATGAGCCCGACGCCGTCTCTCGGTACGGCGGCATCGAAGCGGTCAGCCTTTTTCGTCTTGATCCACGGCTGAGCCAGCAGGGCGTTATTCATCGCCCAAGAGAGCTCACTGTCCGCGTTGAGCATGTCGCTCTGGATATAGCCCGCCCGGTCCGCAAGCCACAACTGGGGCGACACCGTCAGGCGCAACACCGGAACTATGCCCTCTTCCGCTAGCGGGTGCCTGCCTTCGTCTTGGAGAGCCGCGAAGTCCTCTTTGGCTCCCTCCGGCGTCTCAACGTGCTGGTAGTGAGCAAACTCCTCCCGATCGTACACGAAAAAGTCCGTGATCTTCGACCGCTTCCCGGTTGCGATATCAAAATCTCCCAGCCGATGCGTCTCGATAACGACCTTCTCCAGTAACCCGTCCTTATCCTCTGACCAGTTGATGACCTCCAGCGGCGACCGCATGACCACGTACGGGTCGTTCTCTTCTTGTCGGTCATCCGCAAGGGTCGCACCCTCCGCCAGCTTCGGGCGATCGATGTGAACCCAAGAGCAGCAGTACGTCGTGAAGTGCCGCACAGCCTCCCGGGCGACCTCGACGAGGTCGGTCCCGGCACGGTCGGCGTTCTTGCGGAACCGCTCGAACCATTCCTTATTTGGTCCGCCTTGCTCTTTCTTGGCGAAGTCAAACCCAGGCTCATCAGAAAACAACTCCGACGAGTACCAGCTAAGCGCCGACGCCAGAGGGGAGTCCGGAGCGAACCGCTCAAGACGCTTCTCCCAAGCCGTTTTATCCTCCGCCACCCGCCGTGTCAGGACCGCAGTAGCTGACCCCTTGAGCTTAGCTCCGCCTGACATCAAAGCATCGTACAGCCTCCAGTGATTCTCCCACTTGACGTATTCGGGATGCTTCGTCCGGATCGCGGTGAGTTTCACCTTCCCGGGAAACTTCGCCGGAGCCTCTGTTACTAGTTCGTCTGGCATGCTGTTGTACTCTCGGCTGTAACCCGTCTGAGTCTCGAGCAAAGCTGAATCGCTCGCCCGTTAGAACTGATTCTATCCAATCGCCTACAGTCAGGGAGCGCCTCCGTGCTCGAAGACTGCTCCCCGTTTGTGGCGGTACTCTCCCCGCCAGTCACACCACTATGGCAATGTGTCGCCCGTTGGCGGCAAGCCTCGTCCCAACGATCGTTACGTCAACCTCTGCGGTTGATCGCGTTCCGTCCTCGCACCCAAGCCGGCAGCTTCGGATGCGGATTCTCCAAGCGGTAGCCCCTATTGATAAGGTCGGCTTGCTTGTTCACGACGTCAATGTCACTCATCGGCCACTCTGTCCGCTGGAGCATGCCGTGGGGCGACGCCCAGAAATGTAGATGTCGCGAGTCCGGCCACGGAATATCTGCATCGACGAACACCGCCAAGACCTGGCCGGATTTCAACTTCAGGTTGTAGCAGATCGGGACCACGGTCTGCCCCTCGTGGGTGATCGTGAAATACTCCGATGCTGCCGCTGATTGAGCGCTCTCAAGCACCGTGACCGACTCCACGCCCTCCGTGAAGCGCAGCCAATACGCCCGTGCCCAACCCGGCTCACCTACTCGATCACGGTTGAGTAGGTCCCGCAGGTCACCCTGGAATAGGGCGGCCTTCGTGCCCGCTTCCTGGTACTCCGTCCGCACGCCCCGGCCCACCTTGCAGAGGGTCTCGTCGGGCAGCATCTGATTGAATGGCGTCTTCCGGATCACCCGTCCGTCCGGGCAAAATACGTAGTTTTTCTCTGAGTTCATTGAGTAGCTCCCTTGCTTTCTTCGTTTCGGGCTCGAAACCCTCCACGTTTTTCATGCGATCTCGCTTCACCTTGTTGTGCTGGATCACCACCTTGCCCGTGAGGATGTCATACGCAGCCCGCAGGGCGGCCTCTATGGCGTCCGGGCCTCGCCATCCCGCCGCTTCAAGCCAGAACTTCAGCAACTCCTCTTCCTGAGTGAAGAACCTCAGCGCCGACAGGCGCTCTTTCGGCCAGCCGTTCTTCAGGTCGTCGTAGGCCTGCCGCAGCACTGACGCTGCCAGCTTCGTGACCTCAGAAGATTCGCCCCGGCCTGAATTCGGTTTTTCCGCCGATTTCGGAGAATTCTTGCCATACGTAGTAGCCGAAAGCATCAGAGGTGTGAGTCCTTCTCGGGTCCGATTTGTCGAGCGTCGGCGCCACTACGCCAGCCTTGTCCATCTTCCACGCCACCCGCCGGAAGTCCTGGATCGTCTCCTTGCAGGATGGATCGACGAACGCCCTCAAGTGTAGCCCATCATGCCTCGCCGTAGCGAAGACCGAATTCACTACCCTAACGCGATCTTTGACCGGCGGGTTGGAGCTATTGATGAAGTACGACACCTGGACGCCGTGCTTGGAACGAAACCAGAGCTTCACCGCATCCCAGTCGCTCTCAGCCCCTGCTCCACTGTGGTACTTCGACGACCCGGACGAGTCTCCGTAGACCCTGACGTTGAGACTCGAGACGCCTGGGGCCGTCCGCTCCACCCATGCCTGGAAGTGATCGCAGGCGTTCTCGATTGTCGCCCCCTCGAGCACGATCTCGTGTAGCACTTGCACGTAGGGGTCACCGCCCGTCTCCGGCTGCCGCTCTTGGCAGATCAGCCACGACATCGGGGTGATATTGAAATCGCACGCCAGGATGAGCGGTTTACTGAAGTCCGGCTGCGCCTCCCGGATGTTGAGATCCGAGAAGGCGTAGTAGACCCGGCCCGTGAACAGGTCAAGGTATTCGCCCAGCGCCTCTTGGCGGTAAAACCGCTCGTCGTAGCTGTCCTTGAGGCGGCTGTAGAACTCCGGATCGACATCCAGGATGTACGTGTTCTCCGCCGGCGACGCTACGACCGCCTCGAAACCCGGCAGCTTCTCCGGGCCGATGAACATGTCATAGACGTAATCGTAGCCTTTCGGCGTCCATGCCCCAAACCCACAGCGCTCTCTCGCCTTGGGGTCTCTGATGCGACCCTGTAGAATCTTCCAGGCTTGCTCTTTACAGTAGGTGAGCTCGTCGACCCCGAAGAATGCCAAGTTCGGCCCACGCAAGCGATCGGGGTGCTCGGTCGACCGGAAGATGATGCCGCAATCAGCTTCCGTGAGATCAACCCGCATCTCCGACCGCTTCTCCCTGTACGGGAACTGCTCCCGCTCGCAGGTCTCGATGAACTCCGTCATCGTGACATCCATCAACATGCGGTAGGTCGGAGCGCAGATCATCCCGACGCAGCCAGGATTCAGATAGGCCAGCCTCAGGGCCTCGTACGCGAACGCCTTAGTCTTTCCGGACCCGATTGGGCCGCTGAATCCCTTGAACTTGGCTGGGGTGTGGTGGAAGCTGTACTGACTCTGGAGCGGTTCGTAGCTAGGTTGCAGCCTCTCTGGCCTCTGCCGGTTCTGGCTTCTTGAATTCAACGAGGATTGGGCTTTTTCCCTCAACGCCTCCGTCAGGTCGTGGGGCTTCGCCATCACCCCAGATATTATCGGCGTTGATTCCATGTAGGGACATCCCGCTCTGCACCGCCCGCCGGCGCATCTCTGACGCCGTCTTCGCCATCGCCGTGACCTGGGCTAGGGTGGTGGCCGGGAGGCCTAAAACAAGCACCTCTTCGCCGGTCACCGGCATCCTTTTGGCGCCCGGGCCGACGTCCTTGGCGAGATCTAGGTAGTTCCGGCAAATCTCAAGCATCGCGTCGGCAATCTTAGTGTCATCATCATCGCAAGCCTGCCAGCGTCGAAGCCATTCGGATCGGTTCCCCCGGAGATCATCCTCCAGCCCGTCCTGGGCGATCTTCGCCATGTGGTGGTCATAGGCGTCCGTCCGGCGTGCCCAGTCCCACTGGTAGGCCCACTTGTGGACCAAGGTTTCACTTTTACCCAACCGCTTGGCAACTTTTGCTTGACTTCTCTGGGGTCCGAGGTTCAGATACTCAGCCAGGGCCTCGTACGGCCTGGCGCCCTCTCTCTTCCCCTTCTCTTCGTCTAGGGCTCCCTTCTCCCAGATTTGCTTGACTTCCATTGGTCAATCTGTGCTACAATAAGCACGTCCCGCCCGATGCGGGTAGCCAGGCTTCAGTATAGCCTGGAACCAAGAGGAGCCGAACAAATGCCGCTGATTTCAATCCCGGTTGTGGCGAGAGACAAGCACATCATGTACGCCGCGATCATCGTACTAGAACGAGACGTACTAGGCGGCCACATGGGCGACTTCTTTGAGCGCCGGTACGAGGGGTACCACGAGGCCGTCGCTGATCTGCATCGTGACGCCTCTGGCCTGCTAGTCTGTGACCACGACGTCGCCCTTGAACGCTTCACAAAGGACCCCGCCCTCGCCGTGGACTTCCTGCGAGAACACTTCCCGTACGACTGGACCTTGAAGCGGTTACCGCCCGACCGGTTCCCAGAGAAAACCCCATGAGATACAAAATGCTCTACGACGGACCGGCTCGTGAGCTTTGCTTGACCCTGGCAAAGCTCTGCCAAGCAACTCAGGAATGGGTCGGCGCTCGCATCCTACACCGGGCCGCCGAACACCTGTACTGCGAACATGTAGGGGTCGACAAGGACTGGCGAGAAACCGCCGCCACAACCCCAACGCCATGACCGAACTCGAGCGAGCACACTTCCAGGAGCGCCCGGACAGCAGCCCACGGCTGGACGCAATCGACTACTGGCCGAAGTTCTCCGCTACGGCCCTGATTGAGTACCGTGAGGACCGGATCATTGACGAAGAGGAGCGCCGCCTACGAGAATCCCGGCAAGCTGACGACTTCGACAGCGACCGTTCCCCGTCAGCCCGTCGCCGCCGTGGCGAGAGCGCTCTATCCGAGCCAGACAATTACGTTGGAAACACGCCCAGGAGAACGACGATGAGTATAATCAGAATCACATGGCAGATCGACGACGGCTACGCTGGAGGAGGTTCCAGGCCTCACGAGTTCAGTCTCGACCTTGACAACTTCGAACCAGGAGACACCATCGAGGACCTCGAAGAGGAACTCTTCGAGTACGTCGATACTGAATTCTCGAACAAGGTTAGTTGGGTCTGCGACATACCCGCATTCGCCCGCCAAATCCACGAGGCGCTGAAGGCTCAAGACGATGGAGACTGAAGACCATGTGGCTCTACGTACCATCAGCTTGTGTTCCGGAGGCGCCGGACTGGAACTCGGAGTCCGGCTTGCCGGACGAGTCGACGGTTTCCGCTCTCGCGTCGTCTGTTACGTGGAAAGGGAAGCTTACGCAGCCGAGATCCTGGTTAAACGCATTCAAGAAGGCCTCTTGGACGAGGCGCCTATCTGGAGTGATCTCCGCACGTTCGACCCTCAACCGTGGCGCGGAAAGGTGGATCTCGTCACTGGCGGATACCCGTGTCAACCGTTCTCCTCTGCCGGTAGACGAGCGGGGGCCGACGACCCCCGCCACCTCTGGCCCGTCATCTCAGAGATCATTCGGGTGGTCGAGCCCGGAATCTGCTTCTTCGAGAACGTCGACGGACACCTCTCCCTCGGTTACCGAGAAGTCCGACAAGAGTTGGAAGGCATGGGCTACTGCGTTACGGAAGAGGTCGTTAGCGCGGCGGAAACAACTGCGCCACACCTTAGAAAGCGACTCTTCATCATGGCCGACCGCCACCGTGACGGACCACAAGGCGGGAGCGGAGGGATACTCGACCGAGAGCGGACGCCTCAGCAGCACGACGCTGACGGACGCGATCAAACAGTGGGGAACTCCCCGCGTGAGCGCCTACAGGGCGGCAGAGGGCGGGCTACAACGCCACCACAGAGAGAGGGTGAAAGACCAATCGATACAATGGCTGACCCCGGCGACTCCGAGCGGCGGACGCAGCGTGCCAGCCTCGACAGTGGAGAGCCACGGCTCGACCCAGGAAGGCAAGCGCCAGGTGGGCCTGGAGAGCCAGACGAAGCACTGGCCGACGCCAGCCGCCATGATGAACGATGGCGAGACCTTCGCGACCTTCGACAGCCGGGCGGAGAAGCTGAAGGAGAAGAAGATCAATGGCAATGGTGCGGGACGGCTATTGGGTCCGGAATCAACCCGGTTTACCCTCCAGGCCCTCAGCAGCACGACGCCTGGACCGGAGTGGCTCCAAACCTACTCCCTGCTCTCCCGCGTGTGGGAATCCTTCGAACTTCGCAAGAGTTTGAGGCTGAACCCGGATTTCACCGAGTGGTTGATGGGCTGGCCTCCTGGCTGGAGTCGGCTTGGGACTGTCGAACCGAGCGACTACAACTACTGGGAAACGGCGTCGTCCCGCTTGCTGCAGCGCTTGGTTGGATTCTATGCAGCCGACAACTCTTCCCAATCAACGAACCAAAGCGCTGACCCATCATAAGTCCTATCGCGTGCTGTCCTCACTCCTGACGAGGATCGCTAGAGCTATGATGATTCCAGCGATCGCCGCCCATCCTTCCCACGTCATAATCACCCCTCGGCCCACGGTTCGCTCTCGCCCGCATTTGAGCCCTGGCCTTAGCCAGGCTCTCGTGTAGGGCTTGCGCCCGTGCCTGCTCTATTTCCTTGTCGGGGTCAAAAAGAAAGTTGCTATTGTCGAGCCGCATTATCGTCCCTTAAAGGCTTCCACGTACAACAACATCAAATTGATTGGATTCAGGCCCCAGCGATCCACAAAGGCTTTCTCGCTGCCTGAATGGTACGCTTTTCGCCCGGTCCGGTGGCAATGAGCGCATAGCGGAAGCACCGAAAGATCTCCCGCCTTCTTCCCTATACCCTCGGTGCCGTCCCTGAAGTGCGCCACCTCGGACGGCCCTGGTACTCCGCACGCCACGCACGGCTGCCGGCGCAAGAACTTGTGGTACTCAGAGTTGGAAAAACTCAGCATTCTCGTTCGGCTCTGGAATCCAAAGCGGCTCACCTAGTAGCGTCCCGTCCGAGGCGTCGACTCGGATCTTGGTGCAGAAGTCTTCGAACTCGGCTGTCGTCAGGTTGGAGGTGTGCTCGACGTACTCGACGCCGCTCGGCGAGATGCGCCGCAAGTACTTGAACTTGAGGCCTTCCTTGACTTGATCCTTGTCGTCCCCGGTGTGCTCGGCGATGATCGGCAGGATGACGCCGTGGAAGTAGCGATTCTCTGGAGTCGTCCGCGTCTTGCGCCACGGCCAGAACTGCACCCAGATTTTTTTGCCTTTTAGCCTGCGGAGTTCGTTGGCCGGCAGCGCTGGGTTATCGAAGACCGGCTTGCCGTCTTCGCCCACGTCCGCCAGGAACTTGGGTATTGCAGGCATTCAGGCCGTCGCCACTACAAAGATCACAGCCAGAACCCCAAGCAACACTCCGAACATGAAGCCTCTCACAAACCCTTTATCCCATTCGGCTTCCTTGCCTAGCTCGCCCAGTGCTTCGTCGAGGTCCGCCGATTCAATCAACCTGCAATCGTCTTTCATGAGTTTCATGAGAAGTACCTCGGATCAAGCCCCGGCTTGTGCCGTATCGCCCAGTGGTTCTTGACGTTGGTGCGGGACTCGTGGCTGTAGGTGTCGGACTGCTGGGTGATCTTGGTCGGCCTCACGCCCTCGAGCGGGCCGACGACGACAACGCCATTCGACAGGATGATATCTCGCATCGTCCCGCTGTCGACGAGTCTGATTGCCTCTGGGGTCTCGACCTTCTTTAGGGCGTCGCCTCGATGATCGATGATGATGACTCGGCGGTACCTTGGCGTCTTGCCGGGCTTCGCAAACCCAAGCTCAAGCGCCCGCTCGACTTCGACTATCGGTCTGCGCCGGCGCTTGCCGCGATCCACCCAGACGAACTGTTTGTTGATCGGACGCACGTTCGCTGCAGCGCCTTCTAGTCCGGGTGCGGTGTCAAAGCCCCGCTATGCTCCTTGCCCCCCGGCGGGCTGATGTCTTAGCCCCTCAAAAGTGCGGGACTTGGCTGACACTCGTTTGTAGAAAAATTGAGCACGTTGGATGCGCTCTTGTCGGAGTCGCGTGTAGTGTTCGGCGCCAAGCCCCGCTCCCGCAAAGAGACAACGAAAGGATAGCTCAATCTTCCGGATCTGTCAACTCCCGAGCACGAAAGAATGTCAGCTTGTGCACCGAGCCGATTTCTAGACCGACCGCAGCGCTTTTTTCTTGACAGTCAACGACTTTGGGGTTTAATCTTGGTGGCGATACGGAGGAGACCATGTGCACATCGGAGTCAGTCGAACGTGCGAAGTTGCTCCTAGAGGAAGGCTTGCGGGGGACTTTGCCGTGGGGCGTTGCCTCTTCGTCAGCCATTGAAGCTCTTCGCCAACTACCTGACGGCCTGCGGATAGTCCCGCTTGGGCTCGAGATCCAGCGCCTCTATAACGCTGGCTCCCCTGCTACAAAACTCGCTCTCCTCAACCAACTGAAAATTGTCGTCGCCGGCCTGGAGGACCACCTGTATGGGCGCACCCGCAAAGAACAAGAACTACCGTCGAGAGCTCACGATTCAAGCGCTTAACGAACTGTACGTTACAAAGAAAGGGCTCGTCGAGTCCTACCTTCCCAAGCACATCAACCAAGACCGCATGCTGCGGCTGATCTACTCAGCCTTCACCAGCACACGAGGCCTGAGTTCCTGCTCGGCCCTGTCGATCGTCAACTCGATCATGCACGCCGCCCAGGTCGGCCTGGAGTTCAACACCCTCCAAGGCCATGGGTGGATCATACCACGCTGGAACAGCCGTGCCGGCGTCATGGAAGCCAGTTTCCAGCCCGGGTACCGTGGTCTCATTGATCTCGCCTACCGCTCCAACCTCGTCACGGCGGTCGCCAGTGGCGTCGTCAAGGCTCGCGACGACTTCGAGTTCGACGACGGCACCCAGCCAACCATCACCCACCACTGGGACCTCACGAAGGACCGTGGCGACTGGGTCGGCGCCTGGGCTCGAGTCGATGTCAAGGATGGCCGCTCGATCATCGAAGTGATGCAGCGGTCGGCTATTGAACTGATCCGCGACACCTACGCCCCTCGCAAGAAGAGCGGCGAGATGGTCGGCCCTTGGATCACCCACCCTGATGCGATGATCCGAAAGACCGCCGCGAAACGCCCTCTGAAGTTCGCCCCGGCTAGCACCGAACTCGCCAACGCCATCGGCCTCGACGACGTCCTAGAGTCCGCAGAGCCGATCCCCACGCTCGTCAACGTTGAGGACTTCCAAGGGACAGACGTCTCCAAGGAAGACCTGCTCGACGCGACCGAGCCAATCCAGATCACCGGCTCGAAAGCAGCCGAGGACGAAGTACTCCAGGACAAGTTGGAGCAGACCGGCATGCCCAAGAAGCAGGCCTGGGCGGAAACGATCTTCAAGCGGCTCGGCAAGAAGCAGCAGGCCGCCCTGAAGGCGTACGCCGCTGTTGACGGCAAGGGAACGGCAATCGACCTACTGGCCGGGTGCGACCATCCCGAAGCCGCCCAGCAACTCGTTGATACAGCCACGGAGGTGATGAATGCCACCAAGTGAAGACTACTACGACCAAGATCATTGGGAGTCCGTAAAGCGGCGCCGAGTTCATCGGATAGCGGCACAAGAGGACGCTCGCCTAGTTCGTGAGCGAATTCAATCGGAAGGGTTCGCTCGCCGAGCGACTCCAGCCGAGCTACTGAATGAGATCATCGGTTACCTTGGGGCTTCTCGCCACACTCCCGACCAAATTGACCGGGAGAATATCGCCGAGGCCCTGAAGCTCTGCCACTTGCTATCAAAAACCCTGAATCCGTGATCGACGAACTCATCAGATCGAAAGGCCAAGCCCTGCGGGTATTCATGGCGCTCTACGTCCGGGAGCCGCAGTCCGTTCACCAGTTGACGGAGTCGACCGGACTTGGCAGAACCGCCATCCTTAACGCAATTGGTGAGCTAAAAAGACTAGATTTGATACATGCTCAAATCACCCCATATTTGCTCAAGTGGGCCGCCAGGGCGGACTGTATGAGTCCGCCTGGGTGGACCGCAGTCCGCCTACGCGGACCAAACCCAGAACGTCTAGGGGTCCACGAGGACGGCCTCCCTACTCAAATCTCCTCACCGGGCCGCCAGGGCGGCTCCCTAGAGGCCGCCAGGGCGGACTCTGGTGTACCTCCAGTTGAGCCAGCCTCCGGGTCGGTTCCACCTTCCGGAAAACCCCCCTCTCCTACCCCCCCTATAGTCCCCCCCGTCCTCTCCCCCCTTTTGGCACCAGAATCACCACCGGAAGACCTGTTCGACCGGTTCTGGCGCCAATGGCCTCGGAAGGTCGCCAAGGCGGACGCCAAGAAGGCCTGGGGGAAGCTCAACCGAACCGATCAGCGGGCGGCTCTCATGACCCTCAAGGCCTGGGTCGCCCACCTGAAGACCCGGGAACTCGACAAAGTGCCCTATCCGGCCACATTCCTGCGCCGTGGGGACTGGCAAGAGGCTCCGCCCTCCCAGGACTCCTCCGAGCCAGACAAAGGCTTAGAACGGCCCCCAGAGCCCGAATGTCCAGCCTGCAAGGGAACCGGGTGGGTGGAGGATCTCGCCGGCGGCGTCCGACAGTGTCAGCACGTCCTGCTGGCTTCCAAGCGAGCACGCCAAGCCCTCGGAGACCATGACGAGGAGCCACACGCCAGAGACGGCCCTACTACGATCGCAGAATCAGGTCTTGTAGATGTTTTGAAACAGAAGGTGAACAGCTAAGCCATGAACCCAGCCACCCAACACCAAACGATGACCGCCTCCGTAGCAGACCGCTTCGGACAACTCG